TCAAAGTTCTTCATAGTATAAGATACATTATCTCCATCTATAAGGTATTTAATTCTAAATAGTGCTGTGATTAGTTCTCCTTCCTGATCATACATTGTTTCAAAGAAATTCAACTCTTCACACATAATTGGTAGGTAAGTGGAATAGGATATTTTAGATACTTTCCACTCATTGAGTGCAGAGATGTTTTCATTGTTAACGTGTGACAATTCCTTGTCGAACTTAATTATCATCGTTTTCGGTGCAGAGAAAAATCTAGCATCATCTGGATATAATTTCCATTTAATCCAATATGATTCAGCTCCATTTGGAAATGCATGTTTCTTGTACTTCCAACGTTTTAATTGTTCAACAGGTTTCTCGGTTGGTTTTAGTGCATTAACTTGTAACATTATGATCCTCCTCCTATATCCATTAACTCTATTAATGATATAGCTAAGTCGGCAGAATTCATCGATACTGTGGTGCCTAACCGAATGAATGGATGAGCATCTGCTATACTTTTCAGATCATACTTTAATGTCTTAAAATTATCAATATAATTATATCGATAATCTTGGGCTAATAAAACATGAGAGCATGTACCTACAAGTATCTCAGCTGCCATTTTTACCAACTCTATATCAGAAAATATATAAGTGAAATTTTGATCACATTTCTTAATTGCTTCCTTCAGATCTCCATAAATATATTTTACACTTATCCCCCTAAATACTTCCTTACAGTCAGTAAGTATATATGGCTCTTCTTGGACACTATAGATATAGATTGGAAATGACATATGCTCCCTACGGTATACCTGCATCATTTTTTCAATATTGAGTGCAGGAGCTACCTTATAAATAGACTCATCTGTTAGTAAAATTTGCTGTAATAGATTATCTAGATCTTCCTGAGGTATCGAATGTTTAAAGTCTAAACATTGTAATGGATTTTTATATCTCCTATTTTTATACCATTCTATCAAAGAAAATGCAGACATTTTATTTATGATATCTATTGGAAGACCATATGACGTATTAGTACAAATCATCTTAATGATGGCATAAAAATATGCTGGTTTCACAATATCATGATATTGTATAAACATACCAGCACCACCAGAAAAAAATACATTTGTATCAAACTTCTTTCCATCACTAATCATATATAATCCCTTCCCTTATATAAAAAAATAAAAGCATGTAAAATTGACTTACATGCTTTTATTTTTTAAGACAACTGATATGTTGACATAGATTGCTGCTGTGCATTTTTATTCCAGTTATTGCCACCATTGTTATTGCGGTAATTATTGTTCTTATACTTATAATTCCCATTTGGTTTTGTAAAGTTATTGTTGTAATTATTTGATTGGAATTGCTGTTGACCATCTTGCTGTTGATTAGAAGAATTGATAGATTTAACATAGTCATCTGTTAACTTATCAAGGTGCCTATCAGCGTTGATTCCTGTCAAATATCCCTCGAGTATTTTCCCGAAAGCACCTAGCTGGGACTCTATCTGTTTAGTAACAAATTGTCCATTTTCTTTGATTTGTATTTGTTGTGTACCAAATTTAAATGGAATTGAAGCATTGGCTTTATTCAAAGTAAGTATAGTTTCAATACCATTATTTCCTAACTGCCTAGTTAGAATCAGATTAGCCCCATTACACGGAATAGATAAATTGCATTCATTTATCTTTTCACTGATGATATCTTTGATGGTTTCATAAAGTGCAAATGCTCCATCATAATTGATCGTAGTTAGCTGACCATTTCGATCATATTGCATACGACCATTGGCATCTTTTCCAGTACATGGGGACATCTGAATTGAAAGACTAGTATTATAGAATCTGACATTCATGTATGATAGTCCTTCAGAATACATGTTTCGTATCTGTGTAGATGTGTTTGTTTGTGCTGCCATAACATATTTCCTCCTTTTAAAATAAAATCTATAATCATCCTCATACAGGATTATTATCAGTTATCGTAGTTGCCATTACAATATAGCTAACTAGTTCCATTTTAAATTCCTCATTGGCATATAACTTTGGAGAATATTTCTTTAAGAAATTACCAACTACCTTAGATGCTTCATATAACTCCAATACTTCATTACCACCAGTCATATCAAGAAATTGTGGTGGATTAATAGTTCTAAATAATGGAGTATACCTATACATCTGATTGTCTATTGATTTATAGAATTCCCTGTCATCTCTTTCACTGATATCTACATGCTCAATAATATCTTTTGATATAGCATTCTTAAAATTCTCCTTAGCATTTAATATGAAATAATTGTATAATGTTCTGATTTCATATTCTATGTCATTTTTATCTACTGATGTAAAGTTGTAATCCTCGCAATCTAATATTGTAATTTCCAATCGAGCTTTAAATAAATCTCTCATCTCAATTACAAACTTCTCATATAGATCATTTAATGCTTCTATCTTTTCAGTAGGATGATCTTCTTCATCATCTGTATTAACTGCATAATAGGAATCATGTAACTGTTGATAAAAGATATCTACATAATTCTCAGGATCTTCCAATTTAACATAATCATTGAATTGTCCAGTGATTGCTTCCATTATAGATACATATGGATATTCACCAAGGAATGCAGAATCTTTAATTATATCAGTATAATTAATTAGATCTTCATCAAGAGAACTTTCTTGGTTCTCTTGATTTAATTCATCCTTTTTGTTCATTAGTACCATACCTCCTTTAATTAATTGCTTTATTGTTCATGTTTAATAATCTTTTTATAGACTAATCATGCATGATACAATTGAAGCATCACCATTTGGAGTTTTGAATTTAAAGTCTTCAATATGCAATGCATCAAGTACAGATCTGAATGATGATATTGTGTCAGATATAGTTATATCATAATCCAATAATTCAACTATCCAATCAGGTAACTTAGTTATATATGCAGGAATACTAATTACCTTAAGACCAGCTTTTCTAATTCTTGGATCATCTGAATTAAATACACCTTTTACTATTCTATCATAGTCGTCAGGATATTTATATCTAATCCTTTCCAGAGATTGCATATCAGTTACTGCCAACTTTGCAATATTAACTCTATCTAATGAATATATTTTATTCTCTGGATATATCTCATTCCAAACCATTGCACCTCTGAATACCGGAAGTGACCATGCCTGACTTCTTATAACATTGCCTTCTTTGTCTTTTATATCTTTATATGCATTTTCTGCCTTAAACATTTGAGGCTTTAAATAAGTAACTCCACCATTTCTCAAATCTCCATATATCTCTTTTTCAAAGTTCTTTAAATCTTTCATCAATCCTTTTAGATCAATATCTTCTGCATTCAATATATGCTCATCTAGCATTTTTGTAAAACGTTTCGAAACATTATCAGATACTCCAGACTTTATGAAATCCATTCCCTTAATCTCTAATTTCTGTGGTACCATTATCTTTCCTTCACGTCTTACTATAGAACCTGCATATCTCTTCTTCTTTAGCATCAAGAACAAACGTCGGAACATAAACTCATTCTTCATAGATAATTCTTTTCTAGCTTCTTCACCAATATTGTGGCATCTAGCATAATAATCAAGGGTATTTGCTACAGCAATATCGAGTATCTGTGCCAATACGTTAATCAATATAATTTCATTATATAATTTACCTCTTCCGAAATTATATCCATGGAATATATCATTAAGTATATAAGATACAAATAGATCACCATTTATAATATTTGAATCTGTATCTACTAACAATACAGTATTTCGTTTATGATTATTAAGCTTCTCTATAGAATCAGGAGTTATATATTCAACATATAACATTCTAGTACATATGTCTTTTAATTTATCAAGATCATCTTTTATTTGTTCAGGTACCTTAGAAGGATCTAAAAACATCTGAGCAGTTACCCAGTTATTATAATCATTTACACTATTGAATTTCAGATTATCACTTTCCTTGTTCATGAACTTCGGAATATCTCTTTCTGATAATTCATAATTAGGTAACTTAGATAATATATTTGCAATATAGTCAGCAGTAGCTGGATTTCTACTAAATAACTCCCTATAATTATTTGCATAATATAGGAATACTCTATCATGCTCTGAACAATTGTCAATATAATCTCTGATAAATGGAATATCATCTCTATTTAAAATATAGAAATGTTTTAATATTCTATCAGCTGTTTCTTTAGCACTTGGAACATATATCCACTTTGGAACTTTCTCATCCTGTTTAAATTCAATAACTCGTTGCATCCAATCATAACATTCATTGATACTGAAAAATTTCTGGTTATCACCTAACCAGCTTTCAAAGAATGCAGCCATTGTTGTAATTATAGATTGAGCCATCAATGTAGTAGCTGCAGGAGCTTCCTTAGTATAGAATGCTGCAGTTGGAGTACCTGATCCTCCATAGTCAGCATT